CCACGCTCGGCAAGGCCAAGTTCCGCAGGGAGTACCCGCTTACCGTCGAGGAGGCCTTCGCCACGCAGGCCAAGAGGTTCTTCCCAGTGGAGAGCATGGAGCATGTGGAGGTCAAGCGGGTGGCTGCGACCGACCGGGATCGCCTCCAAGTGCTGGAGGATTGGGAGCCTGAGGTCGATTACACCATGGGTGTGGACGTAGCGGCCGGCGTTGGCTCGGATGAGACTGCCATCACGGTGCTGGATGCGGGCTCACGGTCCCTGGTCGCCCAGTGGGCCTGCAACCGGACCACCCCGAGCCGCCTTGGTGAGGCGATATTGCGCCTGGGCCGGGCGTATGAGTGGCCTGTGCTGGTGATTGAGTCCAACGTCTACGGCAGGCGGGTCATCGAGGACGTGAAGCGGCTGGGATACCCCCGTCGGCGGCTTTGGTTGAGCGAATCAGGCAAGCCGTGGCGCACTCATGGGGGTAATCGCGCCGGATTGTACGAAGTGGTCCGCGCGACGCTGGAGGATGGGCTGCTTGGCGAGGTGACAGAGCAGTTGTTCGACCAGTTGGCGTCCACAGGGTGGAACCAGCGCAAGAATCGCCCCGATCACGCGGCAGGAAAGCACGACGACCGGCTCATCAGCCTTGCTCTGGCGTTAATCGCTGCCCAGAGTGTGCCCCTGCGCCTTCCTGAGGACCGTAGTAGGGTGACGATGGAAGACTTGATCCGCAAGAACCGGACCCGAGACGCTCAGCGGCCTCATCCGTTCAATGTCCGTGGTGATCGCAGGAGGCCGATGTGAAGCCAGCCGATGTGAAGCTCAAGCTCGAGGAGCACGACCGCTACTGGGAGGCCCAGCGCCCCGAGCAGGAGGCTCTCAAGGATATCTACGAGACGCGCTTCTTCTCGATCCCTGAGCGGGGCGGTGACCAGATCGAAGTCCAGACATCGGACGCATTCGGCTACATCGAGGGGATCATCGGCCAGCTCTACGCCCGGAACCCTGCATGCGTGGTCCGAAAGGGGATGCGCTCGCTCGGTGACGCTGAGGTCGCGCAGACCGTGGCGAACGGGTTCCTGTCGGAAGAGTGCCGGGAGGCCATCGAGCACGGTACACGCATGGCGCTGATTCACCCCAACGCTTTCATCAAGCTCGTTCCTCGCGAGACGGAGGACCCTTACAAGAAGGTGTTGCCTGTGGCGCTGCCTCCGTGGGAGGTCATTGTGGACGTGGATGCGCCGACCTGGGACGAGAGCCGGTTCGTCGGGCACGCCTACTGGGCTCCGCTGTCTGATGCGAAGGCCAAGTTCGGGAGCCGCAAGTGGCTGGCTCGTCGTCGCGAGCCGTACTTCAAGCGCGACCGGTACGACGAGGAGAGCCGGGAGTCGATGCCGTCAGCGATGGCGACGAAGTTCGATGAGTACGTCCGCATGGTGGAGTTCTACGACTTCGACGGTGGCAAGCTGTACTTCTGGACGCCTGACGTTCATGGTGAGCTTCGCTTCCTTGAGGTGACCGACATCCCGGTGCGTTCGTGGGATGGCACGCTGCTGAGCACGATCGTCCCGCTGTACTTCTCGTCGTTGCCGTACCGTCCGATGGAGGGCTACTCAGCCCTGCGGCGCATCTACGACCAGCTCTACGAGAAGAACATCGTGCGGAGCTTCCAGGCGTCGGCCGTCCGCAAGGTGGCCCGGCAGTACCTCGTCCGGTCGGGCGCGCTCGATGAGGAGAACCAGGGGTACATGCGGTCTGGTGTTGATGGTTTGTTCATCGAAGTGGACCTCGACCCTGGTGAGAGTCTGGCTGAGCAGATCATGCCCGTGCCCCACACCCCGCTGCCGGCCGAGACGAGCCGGTACGTCAACGAGGTGATGGACGACCAGTACACGTCCACCAACCAAGACCCGTTCAGCCGTGGTCAGGGTCTGGGTGGTCGAGCATCTGCTGCTGAAGTTGCGGCGCTGGTCAGCTACTCGTCGTCTCAGCTTGGTCACCTCGCGCGGAAGCGTGACGCCACCATCGAGGAGCTCGTGCGGGTGTACCTCGCCACGCTCGCCACGTTCGTGGACGACAAGACCATCCCCATCGACATCAAGGGCTCGCCTACCCGCCCGTCTGCAGCCGACTTGCTCGGAGACTTCAAGGTCTACGCAGAGGACGAGGGCCAGACCCCGGTGTCTGAGGCGATGCGGAAGCAGCAGTTCCTGATGAACGTGCCGACCCTGCAGGCGCTGGGTGCGGACCCCAAGTTCCTGCTCCAGCAGGCCGCGACCATGCTGGGCTTTGAGGACATCCCTCTGGCCCCACCACCAGAGCCGCCGCCTGGTGCTGCTGGTCCGATGGACGCAGGTGCAGCGCCGCCTGACATCCAGTCTGCTGTTGCCACGGCGTCGCCGGATGACATCGCAGCCATGATGGGGAGTGTCTGATGCCGCTCTACCCTTACTTCTGCAAAGCATGTGGGGCTCGAGAGGAGGTCTTGTGCTCGGTGGAGGAGAAGCCGGCTGCCCTGGACTGTGATTGTGGCGCAGACCTGTACCCCAAGGTGACGATGCCAGCGCGGACCCGTGGGTCGTGGGGTGGTGTGGACACCGGCTACTTCGATCGCGGGCTCGGCCAGTGGGTGGATTCCACCAAGGAGGCCGACAAGATCGCGCGGGAGAAGGGCTTGGTGCGTGCGACGGAGTTCGACAAGAACTTCATCGAGGACAGCGTGGACACGTTCGGCACCGAGCAGAAGCAGCTTGAAGCCGACAGCCAGGAGTACCAGTCGAAGCTCGCCTCTGGCATGGACGCCAGTGATGCTGCTGCCTCGACCTTCAGTGTGTCCAAGCTGCAGCAGCGTGGTATGCTCGACACCGCCATTCGTGGAGACTGACATGAGTATGGACAGCTTGGATGCCCTTCGTGACGAGGCCATGTCTCGCGCAGATGAGGTTGACGCTGCTCGCGACGAGACTCTGACGGAGATGGCTCCGCAGGGCGACTTCAGCATGACGGCCTTGAACAAGGTGGTCGATGCGCTGAACGCCGTGCTGCCTGCCTTCGGCCCGATGGCTGAGGAGTACCCGACGTTCTCCGCTGACGAAGAGGTGCTGCCGCCTGAGTTCGTCAACCAGCTCATGATGGTGGCCACGGCCGCCGCTGACGCGGAGTTGGCGGACACGTTGGCGATGGCTGACGTGGAGGGAGTGCAGGACGATCGCGACCTGCAGCTCCTCGCTGGCAAGCTGCGGACCCTGGCTGACAGCCGGGACTTCGCAATGTTCCTGAAGCAGCCGATGGAGGGAGAAGCTCCGATGGCTGCGGAAGAAGAGGTGATGGAAGTCGAGGGGCCCATGGGGGGCGCTGAGATGGAAGTCGAAGAGGACGACCTGCTCATGCAGCGCATGTAGCAGGCAGAGGACGACGACATGCCCAAGATGAAGCCCGGCACCCTGCGGGTGGCTATTGCCATGCCTGCTGGAAGCGACATGACTGTGGCTCTGGCCACCGCCAGTGACGCTGCCGACAAGCACTCCAAGAATGTGGAGGTCGAGGACCTGACCTTCCGAACGTGGTTCAAGGCCGGCGCAGCGGAGGAGGGCCTGTCGATGGGCGTGCCCGCCGCCAAGACGCGCTGGACCAAGGACGGCAACCTCTCTGTCGAGGTCTGCTGATGGAGGCGGACAACACCACCCCTGCTGCTGAGGAGGCTGCCCCTTCCGAGGAGGCTGCCCCCCAGGAGGCAGAGCAGATCACCGAGGAGAGTGGGGATGTCACAGTCCCGCTGAACGAGAAGGCCTCCCGCAAGGAAGAGGCCATCGCGAAGCTCCGCGCCGCGCTCGCTGCCGAGGGTGACAAGCCCGAGGTGGAGGAGGACCCGGTTGGCAAGCTGACCGCTGAGGCTCTGGAGAACCCGTTCTCCGTGTCGAAGGAGCAGTTTGAAGCCCTGCCTGATGATGCGAAGAAGCTCGTCGCGAACCTGCGTGCGCTCACCACGAAGCGTACCCAGCAGGTGGCAGAAGAGCGGAAGCGTCTGCAGGCTGAGCGCGAGGCGCTGACCAGCGGCAAGTTCATGGAGGACCTGAAGACGCGGTCTGAGGCAGAGGTGGGCTTCGACCCCTTCGACCCAGACAGTGTGCAGGCCCACATCGACAAGCAGGTGGCGGCTTCCCTGCGCCAGGCTCTCGAGCCCGTGCGTCAGGAGGTCGAGCTGTCGAACCGTCGAGCACAGCTTGAGCGGTTCAAGGCCGACAACCCAGACATCAACCAGCCTGAGGTGAAGGCTGATGTCGTGAAGCTCCTGAAGTCGGATGAGAATCTGACGCTGGAGCGCGCCTACGCGATCGTCCAGGGTAGCCGCGCCCTGCATGAGCGTGAGCAGCTTCGTGCTGAGTTGCTCCGTGTGCGGGGCGAGGCGAAGAAGGCTGGGCTCAAGATCGGGGGAGCTTCACGCGCCACCGGGTCGAACCGCGTGCCTGCTGCTGTGCGGGCTCAGGGTGGCTGGGCTGTGGCTCAGTGGCTCCAGGCTCACCGTAAGTAGCTGAAGTTGCAGGGTTCCTGGCGGCGTGGTAGCGTTCCCGTGCTACCCCCCGCCCGGGCCCTGTTGCAGGACACCCCACCGTAGCGGGACACGGTCGAACACAGAATCGTTCCACCCTGTACCCACGGTGCCCCATGGCAGTCCTCAGCAACGACATCCTGTCGTCCACGCTGCGCGAACTCATCAAGGATGAGGTCGATCAGCTCTTCAAGACCACCCCCCTTCTCGACCACATGAACCGCTCCGGCGGCGTCCGCATCGTGGACGGTGGCCAGAAGGTTGACCAGCCGCTGATTCTCTCCGAGCACAGCTCGATCACTCAGCTCTCCAGCGGCTACGAGGCGACCAACCTCGCCGTCAAGGACGTTCTGCGGAACGCCTCCTTCGACTTCGCCGACTACGTCGCGCCAGTCGTCATCACGCGCAAGGAGGAGCTGTCCAACAGCGGCCCCCGCGCCATCGTGGACATCGCCGAGGCTCGCCTCAAGAGCGTCATGGGCATGTTCAAGCGTGAGTGGGAGAAGCAGGCTGTTGCCGGCACCTCGACCATCATGACCGAGATGCTCACCCTCAACGGTGGCACTGCCGCTGGCACTGGCTTCCTTGAGCCTGAGGTGGCAGCCGCGCAGAACAACGTCGTCGGCGGTCTGTCCAAGACCACCTTCACCGACCTGCAGAACCAGTACGTCAACGGTGGTGGTGCGTTCGGAGCGGGCGCTACCGGCTTCCTGACGGACCTGTTCCTCGGCGCTCAGCAGCGCACGCCTGACACCACGCCGGATCTCATCCTGGCGTCCGAGGCCTGCTACAAGCTGTACAAGCTCGACCTCTTCGCGAAGGAGCGGTACATCAGCGAGACTACGCTGGACTCCGGCAAGCTCGCTCTCGCCTTCCACGGCGCGATGATGTACGTCGATCCGAACCTCCCGGCGAACCCGGGTGGCGCGGCTGCGCAGATCATCTCTGCGTACATCCTCAACACGAAGCACATCAAGGTCATCTTCGATTCCCGCGCGAACTTCACGCTCGGCGACTTCGAGAAGCTCTCCGGCTACACCAGCCGCAGCGCCGACGTGATGCTGCGTACCCAGCTCTGCTTCGACCACCTCCTCTCCAGCGGCGTCCTCGCCAACTCGGAGGCATAGAATGGCCACCAACGACATGCTGCAGTACCTCGAGCCCGCCGCAACTGGCGGCCTCGATACGGCATCCAACCGCCGTCAGGTTGAGACGTTCCTCGCAAACGACACCATCGCTATTGGCGACGTTGTCATGTGCGATGTGTCGAAGCCTGGCGCCGATAAGGTGCTCTACGTCAAGAAGGGCACCGTGGTCGGAACCGGAAACGGGCTCTGCATCGGCGTTGCCGTCACGGCGGCTGCGGCTAACCAGAACGTCAACGTGGTCATCTCTGGCTATGTCGATGTCTCGACCCACGGCACTGTGGCGGCAGCAAACATGCTGACCGCTTGCCAGACCTCGCCGGGCACTGTCGATGGCCGTGTGGCCGCAGACATCTCGCCTGCGTTCGGCATCACGCTGGAGGCTCGCACTGGTGCTGGCCTCGTCAAGGCGCTGGTCTACAAGCAGTTCTGAGTCATACAGGGGGGGCCTGTCCCTCGTCCTCAGGCCCTCTCTGGCCCCGGCCCCACCTCTCCTGTGGGGGTCGGGGCCTCTCCGTAGGAGTCATGGTGAACCTCTCGCAGATGCTGTCGATGGCTGGGTCCATTCTGGACTACTCGCCCGACGTACCGACGTACCGCGCCGAGCTGCGCCGGTTTATCAATGAGGCGTACCGGGGCCTCTTCTCCAACGACGTGTGGTTGTTCGCTCAGCGCGAGGACCACATCGAGATCCAGCCCGATGTGTCCGTGACGGGGATGAGCTTCGTGCTTGGGCCAAGCGGAAACGTGCAGATGCAAGACCCGCTGGGTCGCGCTTTGTTTCGTGGGTGGATGGCTGGTGCCATCATTGAGATCACCGCCGGAACCGGTGGCGGCGCGTTCCCTGCCCTTCCGGTAGAGGTGCAGGTCCGCATCTTCATTGATGCCAACAACCTCATCCTTGAGGCGAAGGATGGGCAGGATCTGTCAGGCCTTTCATTCGCAGGCACGGGGGTTTCCGCGACCATCAAGCAGCGGTACGTCGATATGCCCATCGACTGCGTGGATGTGATGTCGGTGACCCTGCGCTACCCGAGCCAGGAGCGGCAGCCGTTCTACAACCTGACCCGCTGGGAAGACGAAGCGTGGATGCTGAACATGGACCTCGTCGCGAGGCCCACGAACTTCATCCTGGCAGAGGACGTGGTTGTCCCACCCCCTGTTATCCAGCCAACCTGTGTCAACCTGGGGGTCGTCGCGAACGCTGTCCCTGTGGCTGGCGACTTCGACGTGGTGTACGTCCACAACCTGGGGAACAGGCAGAGCGCCCCCAGCCCAAACAGCACCGTGACGACGTTCGGCGCGACGGACGGCATGGGCGTTTCAGGCATGCAGAACAACGGTGTGGACAACAGCACCGGGCTCCGAAAGCAGGTGTACATGCGTACACCTCAGTCGGACGCCTTCTACAAGGTGGACGACCCAGCGTCGCTTGAGAGTGTGACTGTCTCCAACGGCTCAGGCTCAGGCTTGGGGATTCCAGCGTCGTACCAGATTCCTGGCCGCAGGCTCCCTGAGCACGACGGCATCTACAAGCGTATCCGCATGTACCCCCGGCAGGACGAAGTACTCACCATCACGGTGCGCTACCTGGCTCGCCCGCCGCGCCTGCTCGATGATAGTGATGTCCCGGGATTTCCCCCCGAATCTCATCAACTTCTGGTGTAAGAGTCTCAGCATCTTCGGGCCCAGTAGTATCACCGATAATATCACTATCTTGAGTTAAGTTAAATGT